AATTTGCTTAGGGTCTCTCATGATGTTCTTTGGAACACCAAGCAACTCTGCACGAGAACGAATTGCCATATCATGATCAATGTTATCCATGACTTCAGGAGCGATCTGTGCAAGGTTAGCAGCCATCTCATATAATCTTTCTACTGCTGTAGCCTCTTCCATTCTCTGTGAACGAGCTAGAGGACCAACATACTCAATGTCAATGCCAACACCATCTAATGCTCCAGGAGCAGGTGCAAACTTTTCATTACGTTGCATGATAGCAAATGTTCTTTCAATCAACGGGTTAAGGAACTCTGTTTGGAATCTACCTAGAGTCGGGCCTAATAGACGTTGCATCAATTCATAACGAACCTGAACCTCAGTTGCTGTCATTTGTGGACCTTGTTGCAACTCTAACTGGTCAGAGAAGAACGCTTGCTTGATAGAACCACGCAATTCAGACTCTTTCATGTCTGATACATCAAATCTTGCACCAGAATTAAGAGGTTTGATAGCACCATCTCTACGAACAACAGTAATTCCTGCTGGTTTAGTTACTACTCTACCGATTACACCGTCGTCTTCTACTAATAGTGGTGGATCAATAGCCTTTGCCCATGCTTTTAAGCCTAATTCTACTGCTTTATTCAGAGTTTTAATGTCTGGTAGTGCATTATAAGCTGGTGAACGACCATATTCCTCACCAGAAGCCTTAGACCATCTAGTTACTAGGTATGGCATTTCGTTATAACCACCCTCACTAACTACTGTTTTGTCATCTTTACAGATATAAATACTAACGAATGGCAGTTTTGACTGCTTTTTCATCGTGTAATCACTAGATGGCATCACACAATGAACGAATGTTAGCTTCTTGTCTGGGTCATTCTTTAAAGCATCATCTACTTTAGAGCCACAAGCATCACCCCAACGTTGTTTGGCTTGTCTAGCGGTGTATTCAAACTTACGATATAAGGTATCAATCTGTCCTTTATGGTTCTCAGCAATGTAATACTCTGAAATGTGCAGTGTTCTGAAGTTTAAATCACCATCTGACTCTTCTACTTCGATACAAGCTGTACCAATAGAACAAATATCAAGATAGAACTCATGGACTTCAGTGTTAAAGTTAGATGAATTAAATGTTTTGTACATTCTATTACGACAATCTTCTAACCAAACCTGCACTTCTCGTGATTCGTTTAGATCGTTATTTCTAACTTTCAAATGAAACCACGGTAGTGAGGCTGATGTAAGAGTGCCTTGTAACGATGCAGCTAATAATGTGTTTGCATGAATAGCAGAAGAGTCATATAGAATCTCTGTACGCTTTGCACCTTTAGAATAATTGACAGTTACCTCAGCTTTACGAGGCATTACATAATCAAGTATCTCTTGCCAGTGGGTTGACCACTGTGATTTACTAGAGTCTAATCTGTCTAGTCTTTTTAGGATGTCATCAATCATTTGGGTTTTCCACCTGAGCCAAGTAATGAACGTGTTTTAACGTTCGCTTCCTCTTGATCGCCTTCGCCACCAGTTAGTAATAAAGAATAACGACCCTTCTTCTTACGATCTAGTAATTCTTGCTTAGTGTCTTCAAGTTTAGTTTCCATCTCTTCCTGTTCTTTCTCGCGTGCCTTTGACTCTGCAGTGTAATCTACAGGTGGTGGTGGTACGTAAGGTGCTGACTTTTTACCCATTTCGGTCTCCTAACCATTTACATTCGCGTTCAAGCATACCATATATGTTGGCATCCTTTCCCTTTTCTGATATTTCTCGCATTGTCCCTTCTAACGTAAAACCGAGCTTTTTTAGTAACTTATTCGCCCTTTTGTTGTCCGTTTCAGTATATGCAGTAATTCTATGACACTTTAATTGTTTGAATGGATAGTGAAAGAAAGTGCGTAATCCTTTTCTTGTGAAACATCTTTTGTCTTCAAAAGCACCAGAGAATGTAATATCCTCTACTCGATACTCACTAAAGACTACGCCACCTACTAACTTATCCTCATCAAAGAATCCGAAGTTCACACTGTCGCCAAACGTAGTAGCGTCTACTCTTTCTGCTACCCAGTCTGTGATATCTTGCCCAGCATTAGGACGGATTTCAATCATCGTTTAAGTAATGATTCCTTCTTCTTCCAAAAGTCACGCTCTGCTAGTAATGATGCTTGCGGTGCATTTTCTCCATCTTTAGTGGATGCTTTCGCTACTCTAGCTTTTGCAACATCTTCTATGTTCTTTTTATCTAGTTCAGTCCTGTCCACTATATCTGGAACAGAAGTGATTGGCTGTATAAAAGGAGCTGGTGCTGATTTCTTGCCCATGATAAATCCTTTAGTTATTAATTACCTAATAGTGACTTGCGTTCAACGTTTGCTGCACCTAAAGAGCCTTCTTTGCCCGATAAGATAGTGTTATAACGACCTTTCTTCTTTTTCTTTAGAAGCGTTTCCTGCTCTGTAACTGCAGGTGGCGCTTCTGCTTCTGGCGCTAAAACAACCTCATCTGGTGCTGCAACTGGTTCTGGTGCTGCAACTGGTGCTGCAACTGGCGCTTGATATGCTGGTGTGCTTGAAGGCGACACAATGCTTTTGAATATTCTAACTACTCCACCCATTTTACTTCTCCTTAAAAAATACTAAATTCACTGTCTGCTTGCATCTGCTTACGAGAAACTTCATGTACTCTGGCATGTCTTAGTGACATAACTGCGTACCTCATTGCTGAAATCAAGTCATCTTTGAACGGAACTATTCGGCCGTCCTTTCTATGATACATGCGAAGTTCCTCGAATATACCACTTTGTGTAGAAAAAATCTTCAATCTACCTGTCTTCATCCTTTCTAACAAGTCCATGATGCCAGATTCTAGTGAAACTCCTCCAGAACCTTCCTTTTGACCTGGAGTGGGCGGGTTTGTGAACCATCCTCCCCATGTTCTACCATCTCCTTTAATCATATTAACACCTAAAGTACGATATTGATCTGCTAACGGAGTACCAGAGCCTTTATCTGCTTGTCTACCATCTCGTGGCCATATTACTGGTATCCACTTAGGTCGTGCATTGATCGCTGCGGCATGAACTGCAGGCACTTCTTGTGAAGCTGAGTGCATATCATAGATATAAGCTACGTCTGAGTCTCTATCCCAGGCTACCCAAACAGCAGTAGTAGGGTGATCCCAACCATAGTCCATCCCACAAACTCTGGGAAAGTGAGCAGGAATCTCAAACGGCTCACACTTAATAGAATCTTCTGGCACTGGAAACACTAGACCTGAGCCAAGAGAAGGAATACCTTGTTCACGCATCTTCCTTTCATGTGGAGGTAGTGCTGCGAGTATTTGTTCTTTAACGTCTTCCGTCATGTGCGGAGCGTCGTCCCAACCAGCTTGTTGCATATACTGGCCAGGTTTTAAATCATTAATAAATTGTGCAATCGTAGCAGTCATTCCGTTCTCTGGTGTAAACGTCATATAGACCATGCCACCTTTATCTGCTGTACGAGTAATTGCTTGCGAGTATATATCTCTAGGAGGCTCTTCGTCTAGCCAGATCACATCAAGTGATTCACCCATCCACTTCTCTTTACCCATCTCATAGGCTTTGAAACCAATCCTCGACCAACCTCCAGAAACATGCTTTACCATACAAGAGTTATGTGCGTTAGGTACGCCTGGCTTCCTAGTAGCATCACCGATCAATTTAAGTGGGATTGCACCTGTACCTCTCGAGCTTAAATCATCTGGCTGTCCAAACAATTCCTTCTGACAAATATCTCTAGTAGTCTCATTCGATGCACCACCTGCCCACGCCCTAATAGGACGATCAAATCTTCTACCCTTCCACCAGTCGGGATAGATACCTGTCGCATGGATTGCTAACTCTGCAGCACCACAAAAAGACTTACCGATACGATTACCAGCCATCAATAGCTTCTGACTAGCAACAGCGTTATGATACTTCTCCTGGTAAGGATAAGGTTCGTAATACTTCAGCTTGTTATGATCCTTCCTAAACTGAATCTCTTTAGCTAACTTTAAAGCTTCTTCTACATTCATGCGTCTTCCTGTACCAAGAGTTCAGCATCGTATTGAATCTGTTCAGCCAGCATAACAATCACATGGCTCTCTATATCGTCTGTTCTCATACCCGCCTTAATTTGTCCAGCTAATTTATGTATAGCTCTAAGTTTTGTTTTACAATCTTTAAGTTTATGCTTCATTACTTCTCCAAATATTAAAAGTGTTTCCCTACTGAGCGTTGGTCACTTATCCCTTACCCAGCAGTATTATCAGTTTTCTCTAATATAGCCTCTTCTTCTACGTTTGTAGCAACTTCTGGGGTTACATCGATGATATTCTGTCCTAAAAGACGATCTAACTCTACTTGAAGCTCTTCATCAGACTTCTTATCCATGTCATTAAACTGGAACTTATTCACTGCATTAAAGCCTGCTCTATCCAACAAATCCTTACAAGCCTGAAGCCTAACACTATCATTACTTGCATTCTTAGCTAAGTCCAGAACACCTGCAAGCCCTAGTGTAGCGCTATCTGCAATCAATCGTACAGTCTCTTCCTGTATCTTATCAGCAAACTTCCTCTTTAAAGCATAACCCTTTTGTTTAGCTGTAGCCTCACTATACCCAGCACCCATAGCACACTTAGAAGCGTTACCTGCCCACTGTGAACCCGTGAAAAGCCTTATAAACTCTGCCTGTTGCTCATTTCTAACTAAATCTGTACTCAT